CATCCGACCGGGGATGGTGTTGCTCTCCGCGTTGATCTCGGTCGCCTTGGCCTTCCTCGCGGAATACCTCTGCTTGCCGAGTTCAACCATTTCCTTGTCGAGTTTGCTTTGTCTCATGGTCTAGTCGCTAGACGAAGCATACCACAAATAAAAACCCTCCATACCCAATTACGGGTACGGAGGGCTCGAAAGGAAAGGAGAACGCCGTGACTAGCGGCGACCCCAATCTTATCAGGTCAATGCGTAGTCGAAGTCCTTTCGCAGCATTTCGTCAAAGGCCATGACGCGACCGGGTCGCTCGACGGGGTTCATGGTCTTGGCGAGATGCGTGTACGCAGCCTGAAAGTTCCACAGGCACATCGACTTGGTCTGGTAGTCGAACTGCGGGGCGACCGACTCCTCGTAGAAGTCAAGCATCTGCGACTTGGGCAGGATGCCACGCTGAGCCAGCCGGATGGTGAACGCGGACAGGTCGTTGGTGTCCACGGTGACCTCCTTGAGCCGCTCCTGCTGATCGTGGTACCCGTTGACCTCGTCGTAGAAGGAATCGACCGCCTTGGAGATGAGGACGGGCAGACGATCCCAGACATGGGTCGTGTGCTTGGTACGCAGGATGTGATCAGCGACGATCAGTCCGTTGCTGCACACGCGCACCTCGCCGCCGAAGATGATCCGGGCGGAACAGGTCTTGTCGTAGGAGTTCATCACGGCGACCGTCCATGTCAGGCTGCCGCCCTGATCGGGGAGGTTGACATGGGAGACCTTCATGCTGCTGACGAACAGGGGACGCTTGCGGTGAACCTGATGGAGGTCGTTGCTCGTCTTGTACCCGTGGAAAGTGAATGCCTGTCGGACCCGTTCCCACAGTTCCTCCTGAGAGACCGGGCAATAGGTCTCGGTGGGCTCGGGCACGGGGATGGACGCGATGTCCTTGAGGTCACGGTAGGTCTTGCGGGGAGTGCGAAGCGTAGTCATGGCTTGAACCTTTCTAGTTGCTAGACATTGGGCCGCCGACGCGGCTTGAACTTGAGACACTTGTCGATGAATGCGGACTCGTTGTCCGTCATCCACGACTCGTACTGGCCAACCCGCCACACAACGAGCGAGGCGAAGTTGAAGGCTGACTCCTTGTCGCCATTGCTGACATACTCGGCAACCTTGGCGATGGAGTCGGTGATCAGGAAGCGTGATGATTCCATGTGTGCATATTACCACCAACAACGATTTTGTCAATAGGGGAAAGCGCGTGTTTGGGAAAGCCACGGTATGCGCGCCCCACCGTGGGATCGAAAGGTTCAGACCTTGATGCCCGACAGCCGCTCAACGATGGAGTCCACGAAGCAGTCGCGGAACTCCTTGTTGTTGACGAACTGGGTCACCAGTTGCAGGGCGATCTGCTTGTGGTTGAGGTGGTGGACGAGGTCCGAGGTGCTGAGGTTGTCCGCCGCACGGGCGGCGAGGTCATCCATGTCGATTCGACCGACCACATCGTCCATGTCGATCTCGTCAGCCATCTCACGGGCGAGGTCCGAGAGGTCAACCTCCTTCGAGGCAAGCCGAGCCACCTCGTCGTGGTCGATCTCGTTGGCCATCTCACGGGCGAGGTCTCCCATGTCGATGTAGGAGGCGATCTCCGAGGCACCGATCTGATCCCCGATCTTCGCGGCCAGATCATCACCGCATTGATCCACGATGCCGTCAACGAGTGCGGGGCCGTGGTTCTCCATGACCTCCTCGGCAATACAGGCGGCATCGACTCCGAACGGCGACTTGGGGTCGAACAGCGGCGCGGACGGGGGAGTCAGAACAGCCTTGAGTTCGCTGATGGACTCCGCAGACAGAGTGACGTTGAGAAGCATTCCATTCCTTTCGTTTCGGTCTAGTGACTAGACCAGTCGTGTGAAGACAGGGGACGATCCCCTGACTGAGTGAATCCTATACGAGGATCCTGATTTGTCAATAGATCCCGGCGTAGTTCTGAACCTTCTTGTCGAGAGCATCCTTGATGCGGGTGTTGATCTCGTCAATGGAGTTGTCCATGAAGTCGAGCAGCCACTTGGGACGGTTGTCCCCGTAGTTCCACACGCGCTCGGTCTTGGCGGTCAACTTGGTCGCACGGATCAGTACGGCCTTGGTGTCCACCAGACCCTCGTCATCGTTGCCGATGAACACGGAGGTGCAGTCGTACAGCAGCGTGTAGAACGCCGAGTCTTGGTCGAACACGAAGTGGAGGTCGAACTTATTCGTCTGCGTCATTGTCGGGGCTTTCTTCGATGATGGTTGCGATGGTTGCGAACGACAGTTGCTGATCGTCGTTGAGGTCGGACACGGTGAAGTAATCCTCGGACTCCTCCACGAAGAACTCGGGGTTCTCATGGCGGACTCCCGCCCACTTCATCACAACGGGGGGGAGGAACTCGTAGTAGTAGGTTGCCTGATCCTTCTCGTACCGCACGAAGTAGTACAAGCCCAAGGTCTTGTCCCACGACACTCCCTCATGCTCATGCTCCTGCACGAACAGGTCGCACAGGACACCGAGGGCACAGTAGCAATCGTCCTCTCGGAGATGGCCACGGGACTGACGGTACTTGCCACTACGGAGTGCGGCAACCCAACGCTTCTTGATCTCACGGTTCATGCGTTCTCCCTTGTGAAACGGGACTCGAAAGACAGGCACAGACTCTTGAGCCACTTGGCTCGGGTGTACTTGGTGGCGTTGGTCTTGAGCCCGATGAACGGCCTGACCAGTTCCATGCTGACGGGCTGATCGTCCGAGGTGGGAAAGGTGTTCAGCAGTCGGCGGTCGAACTCCATGCGGTACATGAACTCCTTGATCGTGGCCTCGGTGATCTCGGGAATGCCGAGGATCATCGTCGCCCAGATCATGGACTCACAGGTGGGAGTCATGTTCTCGTCCTTGTCCCAACACGCAGACTGATCGCAGTTCTTGACATTCCAATGAAGTGCCATGTGATTCCTTTCTGTCTAGTGACTAGAGTCAAACACGAACGACGAACGGGGAAGCCAAGTTGATCTTGCCCTTGGCACGGAGGCCGACGATGCAGCCGGGAGTGTCCATGATGCGGAGGTCCGACTGGTCGCCGTCGATGACATGGAAGCCACGGTACGACTCGGGCAGCGGGTGATCCTTGGGCTCAGCGAACACAACGGCTGCGTTGCCGCCCATCTGCATGAAGGTCTCGCACTCGTACCAGTTGTGACCCGAGAACGACAGGGTCAGGTCGGCACCCTCCCAGTCTGGGTTGAGCGAACGCACGGCACGGTCGAACGACTTGGTGTAGTCGTAGTTGTGCGTCGAGAACCAGTAGATCTGCGGGGCAACATACTCCCACGGGATATCCGAGAGGACATTGGAGCGGAAGGCGAACTTGAGCCCGTTGTTGCCGTGCTTGCGCCGAGCAGCAGCAAGTTCGTCATAGAGTTGCCGGAAGAACGCAGCCGGGGTCTCCATGAGGATGCGGGTCTTGCGGATCCGGGCCTCCTGAACATTGGAGAACCGGGATCGACCGGAGGTGATGCCAAGGCAAGCCGCCTCGCACTCAGGGCTGCGCCACGGGCAGAGTTGGTAGCCCGAGGCACCCGCAGGGGCAAGCGTCAGCCCGTAGATGGGAACGAGACCCTTGGCCAACTTGGCATTGGCACCGGGCGGCGTGAGGAGGCGGCGGTGCGGCCTGTCGTAGGCGACATCACCGTCACGGTACGCCTTCCAAGCAGTCCACGCTGCATCACGGATGTCCTTCCAACGGGGAGCAATGGCGGTGTTGTTGAGAACAGTCAGGGGAGTAGTCACGGTCGTGTCCTTTCGAGTTTGGTCTAGTCGCTAGACCGGATTGGAGAAGAGGGCAGTCGCATTGCCCCCACGAATCAGTAGCCTAGTCGAGGAATCCGAATTGTCAATCCCTGATGTGGGTCTCGACCCCGACATCCACCATGCGGAGATCGTCGTAGCAGTCGAACACCAGATCAGCCAACTGGGCCTCGGTCTTGACATCGTTCCCGACATACAGGGCGAAGTCCTCGTCCCACTTGAAGTCCTCTCCGGGATCCGAGATGAGCGCGACCCTCAGGGTGACCGGGTCGGAGTCGAGGGATTCCACGGTGACCCACACGAACGGGGTACCGGAAGGTTCGTGGATCTGGACGCAGGGCTGGTTGATGAAGTTGCTCATGGCGTATCTCCCTTTCAGAGGATGTGGACGGTCTTGATGTCGAGGTTGGGATCTGCCGAAGCGACCGAGACAAGCAGATTGGCGAGGTCATCCGGCGAAATATGGCCGATGACATCGTCGTTGCTGATGGCTCCCAAGCGAGTCATGCGGATCGGGCGACCGTCCTTGTGGGTGACGAGAACCTCAGCCGTCTTGGAGCAACGCCTGTGGTAGTCATCAAGGTTCATCTCGCCCTTCTTGACCCGGTTGCCGTACTCGGAGTACGAGAACTCATGCCAGATCACCGAGACATGGATCCCGTTGGCGAACTGAATGGAGAACCCGTTCTTCTCATGGGCGAGGAGGTGGGGCTGCGTGGACAGGTCGTTCTTGTTCATGGCATTCTCTCTTTCTGTCTAGTGACTAGACTGGTTCAGGACTGACGGCAGATGATGTTCTCGTTGATCCAACGGGACAAGGCATTGACACTCTTGATGGTCTCCTCGGCAGCCCTCGACCTGTTGTAAGTCGCATCTTGGTACTTGGCGAGGACATACGAGATGTATGCCGAGTTGATGTGAAACTCACGGAGCAGACGAACAGCCTCAAGGTCGAGTTCGATGCCCGAGCCCGGCTTCGGATCCACGGTCGGAACGAGGTCCTCAATGAGCGAGTCGATCCGGTTGCGGACCTCCAACTGGGAAGGCCCATAGGTGACCCGGCGAACGTCCTCAACGAACCGCTCCACAGCCCGAGTGGGCGTATGGTTGAGGTACTTAGCCGACTCCCTGCTGAGACCGTCGAGCCAGTTCTCCAACTGCTTGCCCTCAATCGGGTAGCCCTCGTTCATCAGGCTCCAAGCGGCTTCACGAATCATTTCACAGTTGCCAGTCATGTCGTTCCTTTCGTCTAGTGGCTAGACAGATCGAATCCGATCCAACGAGGAAAGGACGGATCTCTCAGCCACAACAGAAGATTACCATGGAATTCCCTATTGTCAATACCTTTTTGATCTACTCATTGGACATACTATAGTCCATACCTAGGTAATACTTCTACTAGTCTTCTCTCTTATACCTGTATTAGGATCTAATATAAGGACTATAAGGGTAGACCTAGGTATATACCAAAGTCAAACCAAAGGGGAGACCTCGACATGGTCGAAGAGCGTGACCGCCGGGATAGTGAACGGGATAGTGATTCGTGTCTAGCGACTAGAGATGACCCGGACTAACTGACCGGACGGTCTAACACCAAGGAAGGGTCGCGGTCGAACACGGTCGGTCGAATCGGGATAGTGGCTGTGATAGCGACCGGCGCAAAAAAATGGCGACAAAAAAAAACCCGGCTGCCCACGAGGGGCAACCGGGCTTTGTCTAGCGGCTAGACCTAGGCTTTACTTACCCGCCTTGATCTTGGCGATTGCCGCCGTGAGGAGGTCGACGGCCGCGTCCCGGTTCCCGCCAAACTTCTTGGCGCGAGATGCCAGAGCGGCGATCTTCTGCTCTCGCGTCTTGCCGCTCTGGGTGCCCTTGGACGATGCCATCTGCTGCCCGTCCATGAACTTCCGCGCCTTGCCGATATCGATCTTGCCGCGCGTGTTCCTGAGGTCGGGCTCGTTCACCAAAGCGGTCGCGACCATCGCCATCAGTTCCGGCTCCTGCTTGCCGTGCGCGTGAACGATCTTGAGCCCGTCCATCGTGAACGGTGCCAGATCGATCTTGGCGCTCTGCAGGGCGACCATGGCTGACGCGCTCTGGATCCATCCGTAGCAGGTCGAGGTCGCCTTGCCGCCCACCGCCAGAGTGGAGAGGAGCGAGTAGCCGAACGCCTCGCGGCTCTGGAACCCGAGGCTGTGGTGGATGTCCATCCGGAACAGGTCGCAGAGGGCACCGATGCCACGATCCGCCGCCGCGTTGGCGTTCTCCATCTCGGTCCGCACCGTCACCGCTGCCGCCGTAGCCGCCGGGCTCCATGCCTTGTCGGTCTTGATGCTGCCGTCCGTGCCGATGACAAGTCGGAGGTTCGCTTCCGGCTTCTGGGGCTGCTGCGCCTTCGCCGTCTTCGGCTCTGCCTTCGGCTTCGCCTTCGGCTCGGGCTTCGCGGTGCCCTTGGCTGCCTTCGGCTGGGTCGTGGTCTCCGGCTGCTCCACCTTCACGATGGTTCCGGCGGTGCCGGGCTTCGCTGCTGCCGTCTTCGGAACGTAGGTGGTTCCGGCGGGGCTGTGGACGGCGATCATCTCAGCGGGCTTCTTCTTGCTAGCCATGGTGGGCTCTTACCTTTCGATGCCTCTTCTGGGTCATCCGCCGCTCGGCAACATGCCTTGCATCCGGTGCCCTTCTTCGAGGCATCCGCATTAGACCATGGCAAGCCAGTCGCGTCAACCCCTCCGGCGGGATAGTGGGGCGTGATAGTGCCGGGATAGTGGCGGTGCCCTCGGGCTCCCCAGAGTGACAACGAAACGGGGAGGGAGAGGGACGCCCTTGTCTAGCCGCTAGACAACCCCCACCCGCCCCCCTCCAGGCGGCCTCATTGCATAGCCAAAGCCTACCCAATGCACAGCAATGGGCTTATGCAATGGCTATGCAATGGCGCACTTTCCCGCTCATGGGCAACCGGCGCACCCCCATGGGGGGAAGCGCGGGTCAATCAATCAATTAAACCCTCTCAGATTTTTTTCCCAAAACCACCCCCGGCTCTCCCATGTGGGACTCCGGTTACCCACACGGCCCCCGAGGGGCATCCTGTCTCACGGGCACTTTTAGATCAATGGGAGAGGCGGGGGTCGAACCCGCACGGCCTAGGGCCAACAGGTTTTGAGTCTGTCGCGTCTGCCAGTTCCGCCACAATCCCTTCTAAGGGCCCTAGGATGCCCTAGGATCGATTCCTTGGGTCAGGACGGGTCTGGAGTCATCTTCGTCGCCCGGATCGTTCTGGGGGCATTCTGGAGCCCGTGGCTTCAGGAGGTCGGGGTTGGACGAGAAGATCTGGCTGAGGGAGACCTCCAGAGTCCTGATCTTGGATTCAGACAACCCTAGGTCATGTACTTCATTCACCATTTCCAAGACCTCATGTAGGAGAGTACTAGAGTACATAGTACCCTTTAGTTCCTCTGAGATATGGATTCTAGGAGAAGGAAAGAAGAAGAATTCACCAAACTCATCCTTGGGCATCTTCATGGTTATTACGGGGATCTCGTAAGGAAACCACTTGATGACCATGGCATCTCCCTAGCGTTTGGCTCTGTTGACCGACTTGGGCACGATCCGAAGGTTTGACATTCGATTGTTCCTTGGATTGCCGTCCTTGTGGTCGATGTCCTTGCCATCACCCTTGCGGACCCTGCCATGCTTCTCAAGTTTGCGGCGGATCTTGTTCCGGGAAGCCCGATCCTTGCGGTATTCGGGGGTACCGTGGTACTTACGGTATTCCTCCTTGTAGTCCCGTTCCTTGGCCATTACTTCCCCTTCTTGATCTGCATCTTGTTGTAGGAGGCGTTGGCGATGGCGTATGCCTTGCCAGCGGCCATGCCCTGCTTCTTCTCAAGGGAGTGGGCGATCTGCTTGACCTTCTTCGGGATCTTGGGCATTGTTGTTCTCAAAAGTGGAAGTTAAAGTTCTTGATTGCTGATGCTGCAGTAAGAAATAACTGTAGCAGTTTCTTACCAAGCACGGCAAGACCAGTACCGAGCCTTGGTCTTGGGACCGGGGTTGTCGCAGTTGTGTCTGGCCCGGAAGTTCTTCCGGCGACCCGGCTCGTTCTTTCGGATCTTCATGTTGGGGTCTCCGAAGCGGACCACCTTGGTCTTCTCCCCGTCCTTGACGCAGACGGCAGACTTCTTGTTGCCGCCGGGGGTTCGCCACGGCTTGTTCAGGGCCTTGCCCTTGCAGGGATTAGACACGCATGACCTCCAAGATCTCTTCGGGGACCATTTCCTTCAGTTCGCGCATGGCCTTGGCCAACGCCCTCGCCTCGTTGATGGAGTCCTTGCTCCTTAGATGGTCCTCGTACCTCAGGATGGCCAGACAGGCGTGGTGGACAATCAGGGTGGCCCACTCGTAGTCCTCGTCGCGCTTCGTCACATCCATGTGGTACCTCTGGGCTTGCGCCCGATGGCGTGTTCCATGAACCGCTCCAACTCGGAATCCAGCAGATCGGCCTTGCGGATGGCCATCTTTCGGTTGACATCCTGAGCCATCTGCTCCACCCAGAAGCCCACGGCCATGCTGAGGACATCCAGACGGTCATCGTAGGCCAAGGCACCCTTGGTACGGGTAATGCGGCTCATCTGCCACATCAGGCTGTACTGGAGGGACTTCTCGGAGGCGTACTGCTTGGTGGACTCGTAGTCGTTCCGGATCACCCCGGTGTCGATGACCAGACGATGCTGGTTCATCACGGGCTCCAAGGTGTCAACGATCCGGCGTTCCTTCTGGATGTTGTGCCGGATCTCCTCCACCGTGCAGGGATACTGCTTCAGGAGGTAGGGCTTCAGCAGTTCCGAGAACATGCCGTCACCGAAGTTCGACTCAACGATGATCTTGTTGACGGCATTGGACTTGGCGATCCGAACCAACTGCTCCATCGTCCCTGCGTCATACCCGCCACGGAGACCTCCCGCAGCGGTGACATACAGGAACCCGTTCAGCATCTTCACGACCGCATAGGCGGTCTCGTTGTCGCCACGACCCGAGGGGTCAATGGCCATGATGCCGCCCTCGTAGGGGATCCACTTGCCATGGATGTCCATCGGACCGTAGTATCGGTCTCCGTTGAACCCAACGCAGGGGATGTCCTTCACCACATTGCCGATGTTCGCTGCCCAGATCGGCTTCTCGGGGGCATTCTCGGGGTTCAGACCCAGCACAATCAGGTCAGACAACTTGAGCGGGTACCTATCGGCATCGCTCAGGGTGCTGTCCAGCATGAACTGGAGGGCGAACCCGGTGCGCCCGTAGGACGCTTCTCGCTCCATCAGGTCAATCGCGTTGAAGCGTCGAGGATCGGTGGGCTCGCCCTCCTTGCCTTCGACCAGCATCGGGGCCAACTTGCCTCCGAAAGCCGTCCTAAGCCTCGCCTCGG